CCGGTGAAGGTTCCGGCCGCGGTGGCGCCGTCTGCAGGCGCGGAATCGTCAACGACGGCGAGGGCGGCGAAGCGGAAGGCTTCGGCCGGTGGGGGTGCTGGCTTGTTGGTGCGGGGCTTCACGGGGCGGGATCGTGCCAGCCCCGGCGGCAAAGATGCGGGGAAATTCAAAACGGATTTGAGCTGCGCGTCCGCGCCGAGGCGCGGCGGGAGCGTTCCTGCCCGGAGTGCGGGCTGGCGTTTTAAGGGGGCCGCTGCCGGCCTGAGCTGCCTTACCTCCCGGCCTTGCGGCGGGGTGGGTTCTCGGCCCTCTTGGCTTGCTCTTGGGCGTCCACGGCGGCGCGGTGGGCTTCGTGGTATGCGTCAGCGCGCAAGGCCTCGACCTCCGTGTCCGCCCTGAGCGTGCCCTTGAAATTCGCGTACCAAATATCCATCGCGGCCGTTAGCAGGAACGCGCCCACGTCTGCGCGCGGGATCGTGGCCCGAAAGCGGTAGTCGGCATCTGGGGTCTCGGTTACGTCCGCGCCTGGGAAGGCGCGCTCAAGGTCGCCGGTGAAGCGGGCGCGAACGAGCAGGCATTCCGGCTGCTCCCGGTGGGCGACGATGCTCAGGAGGGCGTCGGTGGTGTAAATCCACATCAGGCGGCTTCCTGCAGGGCGGCCAGGATTACGTCTGCCACGCGCTGAATCTCGGCCATTTCGTCGCGGTCCGGCTCCAACACCCGCAGGTGGCGCTGGTGGACGAACAGGGCGATGCGGAGGCGGTCATGGTCGCCGGTAAGGGCGCCTGTGGCCTTGATTTCATCCATGGCTGCAGCGTAGACCGCTTCGGCTGGGTCGCTGCCGCCTATGTCATCCGCGCCGCCGGCTAGTTCGTATCCGTTAACCTCTAGGGCGTATCGTTGCCAGGCCTTTCGGTCTGCTGCGCCTGGTGCTGGCGGGCCGCCTTGCTGTTCCTTGTTCATGTCGTCTCCATCTGTTCCGTTGGTCCCAATGAACACCTATTGTATACCCATCGGCGGCTAGGCGCGCAGGGGCGGAGGGCGCATTACCTTCTGCCGCGGCTTACGGTTTTCACGTCGCTGTACTTGCCGCCGATCAGGACGTATTCGGCCTCGGTGTCCTTAAAGCGCAGGTATCGTGCGCCCTGATACCAAGACTTGACGAACCGCTCGGCTGGGGCGGTGATTTCAACCCGGCGTTCTGCCCTCCATGCGCCCTTCGACGCTGTCACGCTGCTGACTGCGTTCGCGCGATAGGTTCCTTCCGCCAGCTGGTTCCGATATTCGGCTTCGGCCATGCCGCGCTGGACGACCACCGGGTCATAGCCGGTCAGGCGGCGGAAGGTGTACGTCGTGAACGCCTGCTCCAGGTCGAGCAAGTCCATCAGGCGGTCGATGCCGGTAGCTCCAACAAACGCTTTGGCCTCGGCCGTGATGACGTCCAGCGACGGGTTCGGGATGTCGTGGAAGGTGATGTCGGCGTCGAAGTTCTTGTTCGCCCATAGCTTCATGACGGCGCCCGCGCCTTGGCTTGAGCTGCTGCTCCAAGACGCGAAGGCCGACCGCAGGACTGGCCCGGCTTTGGCGTCGAACTCGCGGCGCAGGTAGTTTTCGAAGTCGATCATCACCTGGCCCTCCATCACGTCCTTGATGCCTGGCGCGACCACGCCGCTCGTTGCGCGGTCGTCTTTGACCGTGACGAATGCTGTGCGGTCGAACTTCTCGACGATCTTGTCGTAATGCTTCCGGGCGCCTGGCGTGAGGCGGTCTTCGGGGCCGAGGTTGTATCGGTCCAACAGCAGCTGGCGCCGGCCGTCCACGGTGGCGGCGAGGGATTTCGCGGTCTTTGCCTCGAAGCCGGACAGGGTCATTAAATCCTCAATTTCGGACCGTGTCAGGGTGGTGAGGTTCTTTTTGGCTGACAGCTCCACGGAGAACACGTCCCGCTTGAGGGCCACGAACGCCAGGGACGCCGATGCGTTCTGGGCGGGGTCGGCCAGCGACTTTGCCTCGTCGATGTCCACGCCGAACGGCTTGGCCTTCCCCTGCGCGCGGTACTTGAACGACCCGCCGGTGTCGACGAGCACCAGGCGGCCGTTGGGGTGGAGCACGAGGTTGTCGAATTGCTGGCCTATCACGTCCCAATTCTTTGTGACGACGGCGGCGTTGAACGCGGCGGCCAGGTCATCAATGTGCGAGGTTGCGAGGTCGTCCGGCGTGACTTTGGTCAGGCCATCGACCCAGTTGGTCGCCACGCCGCTCTTGCCGTCCACTTCGACGAACCGCGGCTTGAGGGTCTGCACGCCCATGCGCTCGTTGAGGCGCGCGGAGGCCACTTCGGTGCGGGCCTGGTTCGGGTCTTCGTAGAACTTGACGTAGTGCTTCGACCCGTCGGGGGCTTCGTAGATGCCGCCCGGGTTGCTGCCTTTTTGGGTGTCGGGAATCCCGCGCCATGTGGCAGGGTCGTTTGAGTCGGCGGTGGTCTCGATGCGGTCGAGGCGTTCTGCCACCTTGGGGCTGGCGTTGGCCTTCGCGCGCCGCGTTGCTCGCTTTGCGCCGGCGCGCGGGTCGCTGCAGACGTCGTAATCCCAGCCTTCATCAGGGTCCGGCGGGCCGCCGGTGGATTCGTCCACCTTGGGCGCCTTGGGCGCTCCCCGCCGCTCCGCTTCGGCATTGCTGACCGCAATCACGGTGCAGCGGCAGCGGTACCCGTTCGGCGGGCGGTGCGTCGCCCACCACGGGTCGTCGCGGTGCAGCAGGGTGCCGTTCATGGCGGCGTGCGCCGGGCGGGTCCGGCTGTCGTTCACGGCGCTGTACAGCAGCCAGGGGCGGCGCGCTGCAATCACGTCGTGCTGCCGGCACCGGCCGCGGGCGTAGGCGCCCTGAATGTTGGTCCGGTAGATGTTGTCGAGGCGGTGGTCGGGCAGGTCGAGGTCGACTTCGCCGCGCCGAACGCGGGCTTTCCATGCGTCGAACGTCTCGCCCTTGGCCTGCGCCTGGGTCAGGCTGTCCAGCACCTGCCTCAGCTGCTCGACGCGGGCGATGCCGGCGACGCTGAAACTGTCGGCGCGGGCGATGCCTTGCATGTGCCCGTAGTAAACATCGGGCAGCACCACGCCGCGGGCGCGGGTGGCGAGGATGGCTTCGTCGAACTTGACCGGGGCGAGCTTGAGGGGGCGCTTGGCGATGGCGGTCTTATTCGTCGCCGGCATGGCTGTAACCCATCAGGTCGGCGGCGAACAGGGCGCGCTCGACTAGTTCCCGGAACGCGCTGGTGCTCAGGTCGGCGTCGACGAATTCGGACAGCTTGTCGGCCAGGTCTTCCGGGCCGGTGGCTGACGCGATGATCCTGCGCAGGTCGCCCGGCGCGATGGGCTGCAGCGTCTGCTCAAGAACTCCATCGCCCAGGTCTTCGAGGGCTTCCTGCGCGGGGGTGAACCTGGTTTCCCTGACGGCGGCTGCGAACGTGTGCGGGCCTGGGCCTGCGCTGGCCTTGACCGGCTTCGGCGGGGCGTCCGGGGCAGGCGGGGCGGCGTCGATGTCGAAGTGCTTGTCCTCCAGGTCGTACCTGTCCAGGAAATACTCACGGCGGAACCGCACGCCGGCCTGGCGGAGCTTCACGTCACGGTCGGCGCGGTCTGCAGCCAGGTCGGTGCCGGTGTCGAACGCGAACGTGGGCGGCTCGGACCCGGGGAAGTTCAGGGCGGTGAGGGCGTTCACTGCCCGCTGGATTGTCCCGGCAATCATGCGGAGGTCGGCCGAGCGGCGGTCCTTGCGGACAAGGTCATGGACGTTGCCGAGCGCCTGGCTTCCGACGCCTTGGGTGTCGGTGGTCAGCGTCTGGCCGAGCACCACCTTTTGGATGCGCTTGTCGACGGCGACGTGGAAGCGGTCGAAGCTGCCGCCGTCTGCGCTGGGCGAAACGGCCTCGACCTTGTCTTCCGCCCCGATGGCCAGTGATGCCGACTGGACCGCTGCGGCGAGGGCCGCGGCCAGCGTCTTCGTATCGCCTGGGGTGCTGCCGACCAGCATCGGGGCGCCGAACCGCTCCAGGAACCGCGCCCAGAACCGCCAGCCTTGGCTGCGCAGGTACCAGGGCCAGTAGAGGCGGCTCAGGAGGGCGTCGCCCTGCGGCTGGCGGTATGTCGGCCGGCGCCTGGTCAACATGAACTTGTAGAACGTGTCGGCCGGCTTGCCGGTGGCGGATGTCCCCGACGGGGGTTTGTAGATCAGCGACCCGTCGCGCTGCGGCTCGAACCACTCGAAGGGCTTTTCGGCGGCGCGGGCGATCCGCTTGCGCTGGCCGTCCTGTTCGTACACCAGCTCGATGACGCTGTAGCCGTAAGGGACGGCGGCGAACGCGCCTTCGATCAGCGCCTCGATGTGCTTCTCGATTTCCTCCCAGATGAACGTGCTCACCGGGCCGTCGATCGGTTCCAGGCGCCACGCGGTTGACTGCACGGCCGCGACGCGGGTTTCCATCGCGCCGCCGATTTCGTCATCGGCCATGAGGCTGCGCAGGTCGGCGCGGGTTTTGCCGGCCGCGATGAGGATTTCGTCAGGCTCCGGCAGGTTGGTCAGCATGTCGACGAATTCATCGACGGCCACGTCCTTCATGAGGCCGGCGGATGTCGGCGGCTTCGGTGGTGGCGCGGCGAACTCGGTCTGCGGCTGGCGGCCGATCAGGCGGTCGAGGATGCTCATACGGGGTCGCCTCTCAGGATGCGTAGGACTTCATCGCGCTCGATCATCACCACGCCGAGGTAGCGGTGGGCCTGGACGCTGCGGTCGCCGATCCGGTAATAGAGGCGGTTCAGGGCCGACTTTTCGTTCATGCCCAGGTGCTGGGCCATGATGCGGGCGACCTCGCTTACGTAGAACCGCTGCTTTTGGGGGATGCCCGGCGGCGCTTCCGCTGGCGACTTCACGGCCTTCCTGTTCGCTCCGTTCATGCGGGTCAAAACTCCGTTTTGCCGGCCACTGCCGGCGCCTGGTTCCGCGCCTTATCTGGGAACAGGCTGATCAGTAGGGCGTCGGCCAAGTCTGGGCTGCGCCCCAACCGTTCGGGGCGTTTCAGTTCTTCCTTGCTTTCCACCTTGAGCCTCCCGCTGCTGTCGAAACTATACCGCGGCGTTGCCAGTTCGCCGGCCAGTTCCTCGGCCGTGTCCCGGTCGAGGCCTGCGAATGATGGCAGTTCGTCGCGCAGCCAGGCGCGGCCGGCGAGCCACATCCAATCCCGAACCAGGGCCGGCGTCATCTGGTCATCGTGTCCCCACGGGCGCTCGCGCGGTGCTCCGGCGCCTTCGTTGACCTCTACGACGTGCTCGCCCTGCTCGATTAGGCGGTCGGCGATGCCGGCGAATCCGGCGGTGCCGACCCAGATGCCGACGGCGCCGTAGGTCTGGCGCATAACGATGGCCCGCCCGCAGGTTGTCATCGTGTCCTGCCTGGCGGCGACCTCGCAGGCCAGCAGGTTGCGCCCGCGGCGGACGATGGTGACGGTGCGGTCATCGCCGAACCGGGCCGGGTCGATGCTGACGCGGGTCTCGCACGACTCGACGTGCTGGTCTCTGTTGATCGCCGACTCGGCCCACTCCAGGGAGATCAGCACGTCATCGCCGTGGGTTGGGAACTCGCCGTCGGCGCGCACGCGCACGATGTTGCTGTGCTCGCCCCAGCGGGCAACGAGACGGGCGCGGTAGTCGGGGTCGGCCAGCGGGCTGTCTGAGGTGCGGAAGTGCAGCGGCGTGAACTGGTGGCGGTCCCGGCCGTGGCTGCGGGCGAAGTAGCCGCCCGTGCGGACCGGGTTCCCAGCCATGATCAGGCGCGAGCCGTGCCCGCTGAGGGCGCCTTCGGCTACCTCGAACACGCCGTCGGGCACGCCGCTGGCTTCATCCACCACGAACATCAGCCGGCCTGAATCGGCACCTTCCGTGTCCTCGCGGCTCTTGCCGTCCGCGCTGATCGTCACGTCACCGGCGTGGAACCCTTGCAGGGCGTCGGGCGTGTGCTTGCTGCTGGTGCGGGCGGCGGCGAACCACTCGCCCGGGGCGCTGCGGTCTTGCAGGCGGTCACGGATCAGGCGGAACAGGGCGCCCAGGAACAGGCGCGGGTGGTCACCGCGGCGCTGGCTTTGCTCGTGGCTGCGCCGCATCCACAGGCCAAGGTCGGCCCACAGCACGTCGCGCAGCTGGGCGGCCGTGGGGGCGGTGCACGGGATGCGGGAGTAGTCGCGCGTCTCCAGAAACCAGTAGATGGCCCAGGCAATCGCGCTGGTCTTGCCGGTGCCGTGGCCTGACCTGACCGTGACCTTTGCGCCGTCGGGCGCCAGTGCGTCGAGTAGGCGGCGCTGCTGGTGGGTCGGCGTGGCGCCGATGCGCTCGGCGACGTAGCGGTTCGGGTCTTCGGCCCAGCGGGCGCGCAGCTCCAGGTAGGCGGCCAGTTCGTCCTGGAACCGCTCGGCGTCGGCGCCGTACTCGATCCGCGTGGCGGCGTTCACGTTCCGCGGGTCTGCTGCAGTAGTGCGGCCAGTCCGCCTCCGCCCTCATACGCTTCGTCGCCGTTCGGGTTGGTCGGCGCGATCTTGGTCGGGCGGTCGAGGCCGAGCAGGGCGGCGCGGCGGTGCGCGATCTTGAGCGCCCGGTCGACCGCGTCCAGCTCGCCGTTCTGCGCCCGCATCCACAGGCCTTGCAGCAGGCGGTCGAGGCGCTCCACTTCAAGCGCGCGCAGGGCTTCGGCGTCGGCTGCGTTCTCGGCTGCCATGTGCCGCAGTTCGGCAGTGACGATGGCATGCACGCGCTGCTTACTGACGCCCAGCGCCTGTCCTATCAGGTCGAAGGTCAAGCCGCTGCGGCGCATGACGAGCGCCTCCCGGCGTATCTCCGCCGACTTCATCCGCTGCGCGCCCTTGCTGTTCGGGTTCTTCACTCGGTCGCTTCGTCGTCAATCGCGGCCGGGCCTGCCGCGGCGGTGGCCTCGCGCGGGTCGCCCTTGACGAAGACGAGCACTTTTGCGTGCTGGTCTTGCAGGGCGCCGTTGGCGGCGAACTCGGCCGCTATGGCTCCGGCCATGGCTCCGGTGTCGGCGGCCTCGGCTGCTGGGGGGTGGCCCTTTCGGAACACGAGCATCTGCTGGTGCGTCTTGCCCACCTTGCGGGACGCCTTGAAGACGCGGCCGGCGCGGATCGGTAGCGAGCCGACCGGCGTGATCAGGATGGCTTCGTTGTAGTAGGTCAGGCCCGCCTGTAGGTGCGCGTCTATGGTGTCGGCCACGAGGTTGCGGTAGGCGCCGTCGGGGCCGCGAATCTCGCCGATGACCACGGCGGCGAATCGGTCGGGTTTGAGGCGCGCTGCTGTGGCCGCGGTGATCTGCCGGTATGCGTCCATGAATTCGTCGTAACTGCCGGCCGCGCTTATATCCCGCGGGTCATCGCTGTAGACCTCCAGGTCGTAATAGGGGGGGCAGGTGAACACGAAGTCGAACTGCTCGCCGGGTGGCAGCAAGGTTTCCAGGTCGGTGCTGTCGCCGGTGATCCACGTTGGCGCCTGAGTGTCGACGGCCTGCGTCTCGCCGTGCAGGTCGCTGGCGACGTTCCAGAACAGCGCGCCGGGGCTGGCGTGTTTCTGCATGAACGCCCACGCCTTGGCGTCGTATTCCGGGCAGCTTGGGAATGGCGGCGGGGACTTGGCGGGCTGCTCGAACTTCTCGGGCGCCTTCCAGACCGTGGCGCTGCCCGCGTCTGGCACGGCGCCGATCTGGACGGCGTGGAACTTCGCGGTGGGCCACGCCTGCTGCAGTGCGCGGGAGAGCACGCCGCTGCCTGCCACGGTCCAGACCTCGGTCGGGCTTTCCCCTGTCTCCCTGGCAATATCTGCCAGGGCGCCAATCAGTGCCGGATCGTCTGCGCCGAACTCGATGTAGTGGGCGCCGTGCTCGGCCGCGTATTCCCTGGCCTTCGACTGCACGTTGCTCAGGTAGCCGTTCGGCACGTCGACGATCGTGGCGCCGGCCGCTGATGCGGCTCGCGTTCGTGGGTGCCAGTCCTTGCGCTTGGCCACGAAGATCGTGACCCGCTTCCCGACGTCGGCCGCGGCCAGGGCCAGTGCGAACTGGGCGAACCCGTAGGCGGGGCTTGCATAGACGATTTCGTCGGCCGGGAGCGTTGGCAGTATTCGGGCCAGTGCTCGGCGCTTCGTGCCGCCCTCGACCCGGTCATCCCTGACGACGCGGAAGCCGTCGATTTCCTCGACCAGCAGCGGTGGGGTCGCCTGCGCCGGGGCTGATGCGCTGCCGCCTGCAGCCACGGCGGTCCAGTTCGTTCGGTTGGCGTCTACCTGCTCGGCGCGGAGATCGATGCCGGTGTAGCTGTAGCCGGACATCGCCGCGACGATCCCGCGGACGCTGCCGCCTGCGAACGGGTCGAGGATGCTGCCGCCTGGCGGGCAGAACCATCGGTAGGCGATCTCGGTCAGGACCGGGTCGAACACGCTGTCGAGGGCGAGGGTCATGGCTTCGGGGGGGGCTGCGGCGAAGTCGGCCCAGGTCATGGGCTGGCCGGCGCGGCGCTCCGCCTCGCGCTTGCGGTCGTATGTGGCCGGGGTCTGCGCGCCGAGCGCGAACGTCAGGCCGCCGCCTGCGGTGTTGTCGCCGTTGCTGCCGCGGCCAAGCTCGCTGCGTATGCCCAAGCCGATCCAGGCTCGCTTGCGGTCCTGCCAGCGGCCGGTGCGGGCGTCCAGGATCGAGAACGGCGGGACTATGAACCGCTCCGCGAGCGTGACCCTGGCCTGGTCGGCTTGCCCGCCTTGGTCGGCCGGCAGTAGGTCCGCCAGGAATTCCTGGAGGCGCTGGTCGTTGGGCTTCGCGTCGGCGATCAGTGCGGCCAGTTGCGCGCTGTCCTGCGTCGCGAGGGCGGCTATCGGGTCGAGGCTGAGGAGGGCGATCTGTTCCTCGGCCTCGCTGAGCTCGACATAGAGGACGGGGATTTCCGCCTCGCCGGATCGGAGCGCCATTTCGACGCGCAGGTGGCCGTCGACGATGTGGCTGGTGGTCCGGTTCACGACCACCTGCTGAACCCAGCCGATTTCGGACAGGCTGCCCTCCAAGGCGCGCTGCTGGTGCGTCGGGTGGCGGCGGAAGTTGTGCGGGTTGGCGAGTAGCTGGTCGGGGGCTTCGGTGCCGCTGCCGACGATGCGGTTGCGCCAGGCGCTGTCTGGTTTGGCGGGCTTCATTGGCGGCTGGTGTCCTGGTGGTGCGCGTCGGTCAGGCGCGCCTGGGGCGGGCGTTCGTGAAGTAGCCGGCCCGTTCCTTGACTTCCCATGCGCGGCGGAGGCGGCGCAGGCTGGGGATGTAGGTCAGCACCTGATAGGCCACCAGGTCGAGGAGGTGGGCCGGCACGATACGCAGGCCGAGCGCCCGGCATTCGGGCGGCAGCTGCGAAAGCGCGGCGGCGTAGTCGAGGGGGGTGGACAGGCGCGTCATGCGCGCGCCTTCCGGTGTTGGTGGGGATTAACCTCGTCGTTGGGGGTGCCGGTATCCATCCCCAAGGTTCCCGGCACAACCGCGCGCGAGGAGTGCACGCGCGGTTTCTTGGCGCCGCTCATGCGAGCGGCAGTTCTTCCTGCAGCGGGATGCCAAGGGCGGCCCGGCAGATCGAATAGCTGGCGTCGGCGTGGCGCCGCTTGTCGGCGTCCATAGCGGACGCCTTGCGGGCCGACTTGAACCCTGCGGGGGCGATACCCCAGCGGGACAGCATGTCGGTCGCGGCGGAAATCTGCAGCGCCAGGTCTTCGCGCTGCGCTTCCAGTTCGGTGACGAGGTTGTGGGCCTGGCGGATGCGGGCCTCCAGTTCCTCGCGCTCGGTCGGCTCCGGCTGTGGGGTGCTGTCTTCGCCTCGCGCTGGGACCAGTACTGCGACCAGCCGCCCTTGTCCTGTTTCCTGCGGTGAATTCACATTTGTGGCTCCTTCGGCTTGCGAGTCAATGCCCCATGCGTCAACGCGTGGCGGACTATCGCACGCCATGCGCTGGTTTTTCAAGTGCCGTCACCCGTCACCGATCTTCCGCCCGCACGCCCCGCCGGCGCAGGTGAAGGAACAAATCCATCGCCCGGTCTCCGCGGTTTGTCTGCGCCACGGCAATCATGAGCTTGGCCGCGTGCTCAAGCCCTTTCTGCAGGCAGGCGGCACATTCGTCCTGGCTGATCTCGCTGCCGGCCCGGATAGCGATGCAGTGGACGCGCCGGTCAACGGTGGCTGCTAGGCGGCCGATAGCCCCAGCAACCAGAAGCCGGATGCGCGCCAGCATCACCACCGACTCCGCAGCGCAACCGATATGGGGTCGCTTCGCAGGGCCGGAATGTACGGGCCAGGCTCCCCGTCAGCCTCCGCCACGATGGGCGCCCGAACGGCGCGGAACTCTTGCAGCAGCGCGTGGTAGTCGGCCTCGGTTTCCAGCCCCAGCGCCATGTGGTAGGCGTTCCCCACTTTCTTGACGGCGCCGAACCTGAGCATGTTTTGCAGCGCATTGCTAATCGTGTACGGGTTGTGATCCGGCAGCGCCCGGTTCAGTTCTTTGGGCGACAGGGGGCCGACCCGCAAGACGGTTCGGACTGCGCGGGCGGTATTCATCCCTGGTCTTCCTGCTGGCATCACTCAACCCTCGTTAAAACGGAATCCCGTCACAGTCGCCCCGGTGCCCAAACATGGCGCCGCATGCTGCACAGCGCCGCGGCAGCCAGCGCAGCGGATGCCAGTAGCGCAGCCTCTCCATCATCCGGCCGTGCCGGGTGTCGCCGACCATGTCGCCGTATGGCACATACTCCCCGCAGTGCATGCAGGTCGTCTCTTCGGGCGGCGCTGAGTCCTGCGGGTGCCGCTCGTGGCCGTGCCACCAACATCGCAATTTGGTTTTTCTGCCTACTGGCATTGTCATCCTTCCTGTGTTGGTTCGTAGGTGGTCACGGTCAGCCTGAGTAGCCCGCCCCGGACGGCTTCTCGCCGCTCCCATGTGAGGCGGTCAATTTGGCTGTCATCGTCGATCACGCGCGGCACGAGGGCATCGATCGCCAGTTTTCCCAGATTATCCAAATCCCTGCGTCGCTGGTCGGGCGGGCAGACCGCCACGAACACTGCCACACGCTGCCGGCCGAAGCTGGGCACGGCCTGCCGCAGCAAGTCCCAGGCCGCGAGGGTCTTGTAATCTCGGCCGGGCTTGGACAGCAACGTCCTGGCGCTGCGGCCCATGACGACGTTGCGATAGGCGGCGTTCACCGACGGCGGCCAGGGCAGGGTGAATGTGGCGGCTGTGGTCATGCGGCGCCCGCCTGCTTCCGCCCGCTGTGGTGCCCATCTCGGTAAGCGGCCATAAGCGTCTCGGTAATGTCGCCGTAGTGCGCGCGCAGCAGCCCCGTGTGAATCGGTGGGATGGGGTCGCCGATCAGCATGGGTGCGAAAGACTCACGCCCGCGTTCCTCGCCCAGCGCGTAGGCGGCACTGACGGCGCCGATCGGCGCGATGATTGGTAATGTCATGGGGCGTTTCCTGCGTTCGGGAGATCGTTTCGCTCAAGCCAGGCATGTGCGCCATTCGGGTCTTGCTCGGCGCCACCCATGTGGTGCTTGGGGTTCTTGCTGGCGTAGGCGCGCATTGCCGGAATCGCCGATTCAATCTCCGCCCGCGCGACTTTCAGCTCGCCGGCAATCTGCGACAGCAGCGCGGTCTGCTGCTCAGGCGTGAGGTTAAGCGATCCGGCCTGGGTGATGGCTGGGGCGGTCACTGCGCCCCCCCCGTCACCGTGGCTAGCGCAGCGCGCCCGCGTTCGCGCGTGTTCGGCTTCATGCCGCCCGTGATGATCATTGCAGCCTCCTCGCAACATCGGTGACGTATTCGGGCAGGGCCGGCAGCTGCTCGGCATACCTGCCGTTCGGCAGCAGTTTCTGCCCGTGTTCAGCCGACAGCCTGCCTTGTTCGACCGCAGCCCTGATTGCTGCCTCGCGGCCGGCTGGGTCATGCCCCAGCGATGCCCGCCACTTGGGCGGCACGCCGGCATCGCGGGCTTGCTGCACGGCCTTCGTGTAGTGCTCCCGGAACGCCATGCGGGCGCCTACCTGGTCGCCCTCGGCCAGCAGGGCGGATGCGATGCCCCACGACTCGGCCATCTGGTCGGTCCAAACCACCGTCTGCATTTCGTCCCGCGGCATCATGGCCCACGCTTCCTCCGGTCCGACGTGCCCGTCATCGAGGCGCGAGACTACCGCAGCAAGCGTCAGGCGTCCGGTGACTTCGCGCCGGCACCTGCGCAGCGCGTCCAGCACCATCGGCGCGGGGTAGGCGGCGAGGTCGGCGCAGAACATCCGCGCGCTGTCCACGGTCAGGGTGGTGCCCATGAGTTCGGCGGTCGACACGACGGCCTTCACCAGTTGTTCATCGACTTTCATGCTTGGTTCCTCAGTTCGGCGATAAGGGTTTCGGCGACGTTCAGGTTGGTCTGCTTGCTGTCCGCCTGCCTGGCGGCGGTGTCGGTTACGGAGCGGCCGGTGGCCCACTCGGTGCGCAGGCCTTCGCAGTCCCTGACCAGCAGGTCGGCGCAGTGCTTGGCGCTGACGTACAGGGCGCGGTTGCTGGTCACGTACCAGGCCGCGACGTGTGGCGCTTCGTCGGCGCCTATTCTGGCGACCACCTGCGCCAGCATGGCGTTGACCTTGGCGTTGCGGACCGGCTCGGTGTTGTAGCGGTTCAGGTAGGCGCCGGCGTAGGCGGCCCAGATGTCGGCGGTCTTCGTCGGCAGCTTGGCCGATGATTTTTTTGTCGCAGGGTCGGAGAGCGAAAGCGAGCCGACAACCTCTGAAAAGGGTTGTGGCTCTGGTTTAGGTTCTGGCTCTGGCTCTGGTTTAGGCTCTGGATTTCGAGACCGTTTCGCAACCGTTTCGAGACGGTTCCTGAATTCGGCCGACAAGTGCGCTCCGTATTCAAGTAAAGCCTTTGCACACAAGGCTTTAGGCTCACAGTCAGGGGCGGCGTCGAACGCCTTTTGCGCGCCGGTAGCCACGTTTGGGTTTTCGAAACCGTTCCAGCGCACATACTTTGGCAAAACTACCCACGCAGAAACTGTTTCCCTGCTGCACAGCTTGTGTTCGACAAGGTTTTGAAACCCTTTCGATACCCTTTCGATACTCCATTGCATGTCATCTGCCGCGTACGCATCGGGCAGCCGGAACAGCCCGATTGAGTTGCCGTGCGGGCAGGTCAGCAGGTAGAGGAAAAGGGTTCGCCCATCCTCCGACAAGGACCGCACCGAAGGATCGGTCCAGAACGCCGTATACACTTTTCCGTAATCACGCATGGCATGAACCCCTCGCCGCCTTTCTCATAGAGCTTCCGGCCCGGCTACCTCGCCCATACCGTCGAGCCAGTGCGGGTACAGGTCCGGGCGCAGTTGGTGCGGCGTGATAACCCATTCCAGCGCGCTGCACAGTGGGATGATCCGCTCTGCCGGGATGCTGCCGCGGGCCAGCCAGTTACAAAGGCGGGCCTGTTTCACGCCCATGCGGCGCGACACCTCGCCGCTGCCGCCCTTGAGTTTGATCGTGCGTCTGAGGTCTTTGATCGGGTACTCCATGCGCTTCCTCGCTGTGTTTGGCGGTGCCGGGGTGGCGCCGGGGCGGCGCCGTGAGGTGGATTGTAAATTATTTTTAGCGGCGCGGACCATTTCTTTTACGGCTTGGGGTATTATTAGCCCTGCGCGCTGTTGGGGCGTGCGTTTGCCAAAGGAGATACTGCCATGAAGTCAGGACGTTCGATTGTTGAATTGGCGCAGGAGCTGCAGGCGCGGGCCGCAGCCAAGCGCGACATTGTCGCCTCTACCGACCGCTTGCACGTTGTGCATGATGGGCGGCCGGATGGCGCCGGCTCGTCCGGCGTGCTGCTGGAGGTCGAGGGCGATTCCACCTACGAAATGACGCGCCACACGCACCGCCAGATTGCGTCCTGGGCCGGGGTGCCGACTGCTTACTATGAGCGGATGCTGGCCGAGGCCAAGCCGCTGCTCACCCAGAACGTGAACCACTGGCTTCATACCGACAACCCTGCGCGGCGGATGGTCCGCACGCTGGACGGCACGGCGCGGGCGTTCCTGTCTGACCGCTATCGGCGGCTGGACAACGAGGACGTGGCCGAGGCTGCGCTGCCGGTGCTGCTGGAGTCCGACGACATCCAGATTGTGTCGTCCGAAGTGACCGATTCCAAGCTCTACATCAAGGCGGTGTTCCCGCGGGTGGTCGAGGAGGTCCGCAAGGGCGACGTGGTGCAGGCCGGCGTGGTGATTTCGAACTCCGAGATCGGCCTCGGGTCGCTGTCGGTGGTCCCGCTGGTCTACCGGCTGGTCTGCCTGAACGGCATGATCGCCGCCGATGCGGCGTGGCGGAAATACCACGTCGGGCGGCTTATCGACGCCTCGGACGACCTGTCGGTGTACCGCGACGAGACGATCGCGGCCGACGACCGGGCGCTGATGATGAAGCTGCAGGACGTCGTTCGCGCCGCTTCCGGCGACGCGTTCCGGGCGGTCGTCGAGCGGATGCGCGAGGCTACCGAGGGGCCGACGGTGCGGTCGCCGGTTAAGGCGGTCGAGGTGCTCGGCCGCAC